AAGCGCAGGGCCGGTACGACCGACATAACGCGGGGGTTTACGCAGATTGATAGTGGTGCCGATTTTCGCACCTTCAATTGCAAATTTCGAATCATATTGCCTAGAAACAGCGCGAGTAAAGACGAGTTGGTTCGTCAAAACCCTGAGCGCCTCATTTGTGATCATCGAGATCGTTAGAAGCTGGTTGGACATAGCCAAACCTCCTATAGAAATTTAAAAAGGTTATCAGCCCTATCAATTTTCTAGAGTGGGTGCCTGCCCTCGAATAACTCCAGATGCGCCGCAAAACTTGATTAAGGCCAACTCAAGTTCTGGTAGCGCACTTATATCAAATTAGTTTTGTTTTGTAAAGCAATCCTGCATGCAGCTGCATCAAGCAAGTTATCAAAATATCCATGAAACGTAGATTTTCCTAGAAATTGAGACACAACTTTCCATTTTTTATCGTTTTTCACCCAATTAACACCAGCCAAACCTATTCCATGTCCTTTTTTTGGTTTGCCAAAATGACATTTGCTAAGACTTTCTATATGCGCTTTTGATTTTGGCTTTCCTTTGGTTGCATTGCGCATCTTTTGCTTGGCTTCATCGGTATTTTTTCTTCCAATCCTGTGCTTATTTAACTCTTGATTTACCATTTTTCCTTTCTCTGACGCATAAAAATCCTTGAGTTTTTGCGCTCTTTTTTGCTTAGTTTGATTGTTTTGCTTGAATCCGCTATGTCCTTCTCCACCATCCGTCAAATTGACCAATTTGATCCCGCTGTCTCTTATTTGTTTGATGTAAATCTTTTCAAGATCAAATGCTTGCGACTCATTAACGCAATTAATGATTTCAATTAGGATATTTTTCTTTCCGTACTTGGCAACAATGTTTTTATGCCATTCACTGCGGCAATAAAAATTGTATGCACGTCTGCCATGACCCTTTCCAATATAAAAAGGCGTTCCATCAGGTTTCTTGTGAATGTAGACGTAGAACTGCTTGTGCATAAGATCACCATCACGATAGGTCACGCATGAAGAATGCGGCTGTCTGGGCGTGAATCCAGACGGAGTTTCGAACCTCCTGCCGCAGATATATTATTACATAAAAAAGGCCCAGATGATTAGTCTAGGCCGATAGTGATGAGTAAGAAGCGGATTAGATCCGCAACTAACCTATATCATAGTATTTAGCGTTTGATTCTTGCCTCACGCTTTGCACGTTCTTCTGCATTTCTTGCAGCAATGAACTCATGCGGAGACATTTCATACAGCGTTTTTGCTGGATTGGCCCCAGTAGTGCCTAGCGGCTTAATTGGCGTTGGCGCGTTGCTAGTCTTTCTCGGCGCCCTGTTAATCAATTCAGCTAGACGCATACCGGCTTGGATCGGATTCATCTGAGAGATTTCATACGCTACATCAAGGTTTTTGCCCAATGTGTACGCAATCTCTGGGCCATTATCCAAACCCAATAGCGCCTGGCGGATAGTGGGGTTCTGAGCAAGTCTGGTGTCCGAAGTGATGCCCTCGATAACCGCATCGTAATCCGCAAACTTGGCCCGTGTAGCCGCTTCAGAAGCCTCCAACTTGGCTTGCGCCATTTGTTGGCGTTCCATTTGACTACGCTGTTCGTATTCGGCAGCAACAGCTTTTCTCGCTTCTTCAATCGCTGATACTCGTGTGTATTCCAGCTGAGCCTGGATATAACGCGGATCATATTGCCCTCCTGCAAAGTCATTAGGATCTGGCGGCTGAATGCTTGGAGCTACTGGTTCTGGCGCTCTCTGCTGTGCAGTCAACTGTTCTAGCATCTTCTCCATGCGTTCCGCATGTCTACGCGCTTCATGCTTGTCCTTAGTTAGTTCATCAATCCGCCGCTTATACCAAGGATCTTTTTGCGACTTATCGCTTTCAGATTCAGCGTGAATCTCTTCCGCTTCAGCATCAGTACCAGATTCCGATTCTTCCAGCGCATTTTCATTAAATGCTGTCGAATCCAGGTTGGTGCTTTCGGTTGTCGGATTTGTGCTTTCAACTGTGCTATTGCTAGTTTCTTCAACGGACGCATTCATACCTACTCCTTTTACAATTATTAGATCGAACCTTTACATTTCATTCTTTTGTTCTGGCTTCTGTTCGCCAGTCAATGCAGCTACGTTAGGCTGTCTTGTCATTGCACCAGGCTTTGGCATTCGCGCTTGTCCTGACTGCTTTGGTGCTGAAGGCTGTGGCGCAGGCTGAACTGCTTGACCCATTGCTTCATGAATACCTGGCATTGCCGTGTTTTCCAGTGATTCAAACTCCATGTGTTCTTCTTGAAGTTCTTCTGCTCCTGATCCCATCATTATGAGTAGATTTTCTTTGACAGCAGCCTGTAGTTCTGCGTCAGTCATCATCAGCTTGCCTTCAACATCCATGCGCTTAGTCTCGCTATCAAACCACTGGCGCTCTGCTTCCTGAATCTTCAGCATTGCCTCATTGCGAGAGAACTGTAGTTCTTGGCTCATGTGTTCCATCTGCGAAGCCATCTGTTCGATCATTTGCTGTGCTTGGATGACCTGTGGATCAACTTTTGTACCGTCAGCGGTTGGTTGCAACTGTGGCGGGAGCATGGCTTGCAAGCGCTTAGAAATTTCTTCAGCGCCAGGCCAGTCCATGTTCTTCAGCATCAGATCGCCAATCATGTTGAACAGGCTTGGGTTAGCCTGAGTCAACGCAAGCATCATGTTAGCCGCTTCATCACGCTTTGTTGCATAGCTCGGACCTGAGTCACATACAACGTCATACGTTCCAATAGCAGGATTATAAATGCTGTCAACCGCTGGATTATCCGTATAAGCACTAGCCATGCCCATATTGGGATCAATGTTGACCTGTTTGGGCACACCATCTTCGCCAAGGATACGAATCACTCTAGCGCGGTCATAAATCTTAGGGATCATATCCAAGACAATACGGCCAGCCTGCCGGATAGAACGGTTGAGATTGTCCTGATAATGGAAGTTGCCAGTCTCAGTCTGCTTCTGACGTAGCATCAATGCACGGCCAGATGTCTCATTGGATTCACCGCCTAGACTTGGCTGATAGATACCCATTGACTGCATAATGTCATTCTCAGCAAGCTGCACTGCTTGCATGATTGCGCTAGATGCCTGTGGCGGCTGTGACCTTTGCGGAGGAGGCGCAGGAGTTCCAGCAATAGAGACAGGATCGTATTCCAGATAGGCCAAGGATTCTTGATTGGCTCTGCCCCAGCGCGGATCGGTTTCAAACTGTCCAGCAACGCCTACAAACGGCGCTTTAGGTGCAAGTGCTACGTTTTCAGCATTGGCGGAAAGATAATAGTTGTAAAGCCTTTGAGCGTCTTTAGCATTACGAACCAAGCCGGACAGATAACGCCGACCTTGCACCCAGACTTCATGTCCTAGCACTGGAATGATCGGAATGTATTTCGTCGGAATTTCAGCTTCTTCTAAAATCGTTTGGCCCGTGACTTTGCACCACATGCAACGGCGAACATCCGCCATGCGTGAACGCCCAGACTCTTCGTCAAAGATCTCTTCCTGCGAGTGTTCAATGTAGTAATACTCAGCAATACGGATAGAGTCTTTCGTGTACCAGCCCTGCATATCGCCATTGCCAGCAGATTCCCAGTTAGTCTCTGGAACGTCTGGATACAAGCGCTTGAACTCATCCTTTGGAATCTCTTCAGCAATGATGCAGTATTCAGCGTCAGAGCCATCAGGCTGCTTGCTATGCGGATCAAAGTAGATCTTCATTGGATCAACGATACGATCAATGTAGATTTCCTGATCGAATGATCGGTCATCAGACCAGTCATTACGCACACGGAAATAGCCTAGGCCAGTGTCTACTTGCCATTCGACCGCCGTGTCGTATGCGATTGATGCGTTGCTGTTGTCTTGGATATGACGAACTATGCCCATCAATACTTCAGACGTTTCTTCATCAGCGCCATCATTGACAGGACGGATACGAATACTTGGCGTGTTCTGGCGGATTTCATTAACTACGCGGTCACGGAACTGAAGCAAGCGATTAACAACCAGCATTGGCCGTTCTTTGCCAGGTCTAGCCCTGTCATACTTCGCAGCTTCAGGCCATTGATCTGCTAAACGCGCAAAACGGATATCATCAAGCATCTCCTGTCGATTCTGCGCGGTAGATTCCATGCAGATATCAAACCGCTTACGGATGGTTTCTAGCTTCTCCTGTGTAGCCGCTGAGTTATCCTCATTGCCAACGCCAAGAGAGTCCATGATTGAATCAGTATCTAAGTTCATAGTTATGCGCCCATCCAGC